AGGTCCAGCAGGCGCTTCGGGTACTCCAGGTCCTCAAGGAGCTATCGGTCCAGTTGGTCCTATGGGTCCAGCAGGTCCAGTAGGTCCTAAAGGCGATAAGGGCGAGCCTGGTCCACAGGGTCCACAAGGTATTCAAGGTCCTATTGGTCCAACAGGTCCAGCAGGTGCTTCGGGTGCTGATTCTAAACCAAGGACATTTCCTATTACAGTTAAATCAAACATTATCGCGGTTTTAGTAAATAAAGAGGATGCGCCTATTGCTAAATGCGAGCTGAAATGGAAGCCTGGTGATATGTTCGGAGTACTTGACATTACGTTAATACAATACCGCCAGGAAACCCAAGCAGCTGTTTTCACTGGAAATATCACCATCACAAACCTAAAACAGGGACAACACACAGTATTATCTGTATTACCTCCTGTTTATGGATATGTTGTAACTAAAGGTATGAGAGGAGATTATGACAGTGCCGCGGGTAAGTTTAGTGCTAGTTCGGGTGGTTATATTATTAACAGCGCACCTAACGTAATCGGAAATAACATTAAACTCGTTGTACCCGTTGTTTACACAGGTGAAGATTTCGTAAATGAAGTTGGATAATCTCGGTATAATATATCACAAAGTGTGGTATACTATATTAGGTCTGAGAGAGTTTCATTCTACGTCTCGTAGCTACGATTGTACGGGGTAAAACCTGCGTAGAGCGGTTGAGAAACAAACTCATTCTTAGGGTGATACTCCTCAGACCATCTATTAAATATAAGTCTAATGAAAGGAAAAACAATGAAAAACGAGACTTATGATGTTCTAAAGTATGTTGCACTAATTGCTATGCCAGCGCTTGCTACATTCGTGTTGACTGTAGGCAAGATTTGGGGTATCGCTAACGTAGAGACGTATGGTGCTACCATCACCGCTACTGGCGTGTTCCTCGGTGCGCTGCTTCAGATTTCTTCAGCTAACTATAAGAAGGAGGACTAAATGAAATACGGAATTGATGTATCTTACTGGAATAATTATAACAGTATCAACGTTTCTGACTACGATTTCGTAATTATCCGCGCTGGATATGATACGAAAGAGGACCCTCGCTTTAGCGATTATGTAAACGACTGTAAGCGTGCTGGTGTACCATTTGGTGTCTACTGGTATAGTTACGCAGTAAACGAGGATGAAGCTCGCACTGAAGCTAATCGCTTCCTTGAGGTAATTGCCCCTTACGCTAACGATATTAAGGTTGGTTGTTGGCTCGACCAGGAAGACGCTGACCGATATAAGGCTAACCACGGTCTGTCTTATTGGAGTCTCGATTCTATCTCTAACGCTTTCTGTGAGATTGTAGAGGGAGCTGGTTATTATACTGGTATCTATTGCTCTCAGAGCTGGCTTCAGTATGTAAGCGGTACTTGCGCTCGTTACGATAAGTGGGTAGCAAGCTGGGGTAGTAACTCTGGTTCTCTTGAGAATGATATGAGCGGTTATGGTACTATGCACCAGTACACCAGCACACCTATCGATAAGAATGTCTGCTATGTTGACCTTAGTGTGTATGACTTGAGCAGTTCTGGTTCTTCAACTCCAGCACCTGCTCCATCTAAGACTGCTACAGATATTGCTCATGAGGTAATCGACGGCTATTGGGGTAATGGCGAGGACCGTAAGGCTCGACTGACTAACGCTGGTTGGGATTACGACGAGGTCCAGGGTATTGTAAACGACCTCTGTGAGCCATCTACTTACACTGTTGAGAGTGGAGATACTCTGTCTTATATCGCTAACAAATATGGTGTGTCAGTGAGTTACCTTGTTGATAAGAATGGTATTTCTAATCCTAATCTTATTTATCCTGGTCAAGTTATCTATCTATAAGAGGTGGCTATGCATATCGATATTAACACAATAATTACTTCGCTTATTACACTCGTCCCTACTATATTGTCTGTACGCATAGCCATAAAAAAACAAGTAAAACTCAACAATGATATTCTTAGAAGCGTTATATACTCAAACGTAGACTATATCACGGTTAAAGCAGAGACACAAGGTTTTACATCACACGATGAGGTGGAAAGAATGGATAAATACGTAAACTTCTACAAAGAACTAGGTGGTGACGGCGGCTGCAACCACCTTGTTGAAAGATTCAATAAGGTAAAGGTATGTCAGTAAATAGTTCTGGCATAACATATGTACTCGAGAGCGGAGGAGACGACTACTCCTCCGCTATGGAGAAAAAACTCATTGAAATTGCCGCCACGATGGGTAAACGAGTACCAGATATGACAGAAGAAGATTATATCTTATATATGATTTCTATTAACGAAGCGAGTGGACTATGATATCAAAAACAACAATTAGCGAGTTAAAGGGTGTCCGATTAGATGAAATACTCAACGAAAGAAACTATGTTCACATCAGAATAAATCTAAAAAACAGTCTTGACACCACTATCAACACGGATATTGCTCATATTGCGAATTGTGATACTTATTTGTATGTATTTTTCAATCCAGTAACGAAGAAAAGTGCTGCTGTATTTAAATTCACGTTAAGTGCTTACAGTCAAGATATTTCTAGTAGATTCAGTGTGTATTTTCCTCCTAAGATTATTATTGTAGCTAACGAAACTAAATATACCGTTGACACACTATATTTACTGAATCGCGTGCCGACTTATAATTGCGTGTATTATAATGAATACTTAAAAACAAGAATAAGACATAATATAATAACCGACCATGTAGATGGAAAATTAACAAACGACGGGCGTGACTTGTTTCCAGCACGATTAGCGAGAGTTAGTAGTAATTATAAAAAAATCATCGGAAGTTACTACGAAGTTGAGTTTAATGTACCAGGAATACCTAAACTATACTTTCATTCTAATAAAGGCAAGCCTACATCAATACGCGGAGCGGTGGTGTATCAAGATGTCGTCAAGTAAAACAACTATTGATGAGATGGGTGTTGATATAGCTCCTAATAAGGTAGGTAGAGTTAATTTTCTTATACCAACAGCATCTAACCCCGAGGTGTATAACACACGTCTTGGATATCTAACAACCATTCTTAATAAAACATACGACGCTAATAAAGAAAAGTACGATAAAGACCATAAAGCATTGAACTTTACGGTACAATTATACCCACAAGAAGCAACAATGATTGATACATTTCCTTATGTGAGTAATATCTATATATCTAACCATGTACCACATCAAGACGATATTTTAACTGCAAGATTTTATCCTAGGGAACAAAATCTATATAGTAAACCTACCTTGGAATTTAAGGAATTTGGTGTATCTAACTCAACCCCTGTATATCCAGGTAAAATTACAAACGCAAGAATGGAATGGAGCGGACGATAATGGCACAACAACTATTTCCTCAAGATTCTAACATTACATTATACCAAAATGTAGAGATTACTTCACAACACGAGTTAACGTTTTCAAGTAAAGCAGCACAGACCGCTTACTTCAATAAGAGAGCTATTAAAACCGTAGATTCTGCTAGTTATATCTACCATGAAGGTCTGTTAAAAATTAGTGGTAGTCCATCGTTACTTGGTCAGTGTAATTACATCAGTTTCACTAATCCTACTCTCGACGGAAGAACAATCTACGCAGCAGTATCAGACGTAATCTACGTTAATAACGAAACGGTGAAAATTCCTTACGTTATTGACTGGTGGCAGACGTTTATGTTTGAAGCAAAGTATCTGCCTTGTCAAATGGCTCGCGAGAGTGTTGAAGCGGGTATCATGGAGCATGCTACAAGAGGTGAACACCCACTACTCGATACGCGCGTCTATAGAACAAACAACTCAGCACCAGAGAGATGGTATTACCAACAGGATTGGACTTGGAATTGGGGCGGAAATGGAAATAATTTCCCGTCTGGACCTAAAAAACCTACTGATTGTTATATCGTTATGGCAATCGCACCATTTGTTTTCGATGCAGACCGCGAGCCAGACTTGTCTTCTTGGATAAATGGATTTACTGCAACAAATGCTACAAACGCCATCAACAATTTCCATAAATGGAAGTTAAACATTCAACCTTCTATTGCGCTTGGTGAAAACGGTATTCCAGTAAGACCAGGAGATGCATATCCTAACGGCACTATGCTTTATTGCATGGACCCTACAGAAATGTACCCATATAGTACAGGTAATAAGAAAATCTTTAAGCCAGGTACATATATGGACGTTGGTATTCAGTTATTTGCTGCTGCGGGTAAGATGCACCAAATTCTCAACGTGTATTACCTACCAGGTTATGTTTTGAGGTCTTTGTTCACACCAACAATCCTTACATATGACTACAAACCATGGTATAAAGAGTTCCCATTTAACAGCGCTCCGTATTCATATTTAGGTGTCACTGGTCCTCATGGTAACTTAAACCTGTTCCAGTATGAGTTGTTTAATCACTACGAGGTAAAGTTTAAGCTAACATCTTCGTTTGCAGGAAACTTTACCAGTTCACTGATTCCTATGGGTTATAGAGGTCTCGACCTGGACTTTGATAACCGTATTGATATTGCGGATTGGCCTCAAGTTCCATACAACGTTGACGGATATCTCGAGACTATGGGTCAAGTAGCTAACACCGCACTGCAAGCATATGCACGAACCAACAGTGTGTTTAGTGAAATGGACGATAAGAAAAACGCAGTTAACGGTGCTATTCTCAATACAGCAGCACAGGCTGCCACGAGCCTAGCATCTGGTAATGTGTTAGGTTTAGGTGCAGTTGTCGGTGGAGCTATGGATATTGGTAGTAAGGCTTATGACGCGTATATTGCAGACCAAAGCAACCAGGCAGCACTAAACTGGGCAAGTGGTCGAGATACGGTAGACAGGTCAGTTACAGCTCTTGCGTATGGTCAACATAGATTTGTACCAGGTAGTGCTAGTGCTCTGTATAAGGAAACTAAACTAAAGTTTACGCCTTATATGGTTGTACCAACGCATGACGTGGTTAACGGAGATAGATTTGTATACGATAACTACGGCATGGAAACACCTCGAGTTGGTTTGCCTTACGTCTTGAGCGAGCAAGGATTTAACACGGGCGGTAGACCTTACTACAATAACAATAATCCGTCTACTACCTACGTTCAGACTAAAGCCATGCACTGCTATGGTCTGCCAGTACTTGCTACTAACTTTATCAACCAGATGTTCAATAGCGGTATTACGTTTATTAAGGGCGATGGTCGATAATGGCTAAAGGTATTTATAAGGAGCATTACGACGGTTCAAGAACTTTCGAGACGGTATGGAGTAATAAAATCCCGCTGGCATTTGTAGTGTCAGCGGGGCGCTCCGCTGGTAAAACGTTTTCGTTTTCTAAATTATTATATGAGCGATATCTCGAAACGAAAGAAAAGTTTGTAATCCTCACGAGAATGAAAGGTGAGCTTGGAAGCGTAGCAGAAGGTATCATGAAAGGTATGCTACAAGTTCTCTATCCAGATATTCAAATCATTGAGACTGTCAAGCAAAAAGGCACATACAGTGTAATCACAGCTGCGAGAATGGTAGATGATGAATTAGAAACATTTGATATTGGATATGTCATTCCGCTTAGAGCAGCTGGACAAATCAAAAATATTTCAAGTACGTTTGTTGACGCTACATGCGCGTTTATGGACGAGTTTCAGCCATTAACAAGCGCTGGATATCTGCCAAACGAGATTGAAATGTTTACCTCAATTCATGCAAGTTTAGCAAGAGGTAATGGTAGTCACAATAGGTTCTTCCCTATATTCATGTGTAGTAACGCTATTGATATTTACAATCCTTATTTCGTAGCTACGAGATTAGTTGACCATATTCAACCAGATACGAGATTATATATTCCTAAAGATAATATGATTTTGTACGAAAACTGTACAGTCACAGACGTAATTGAACAGCAAGCAGGTGATAAATTCTCAATTCTATTCGGATTAGATAAGACGATTGAGGATAATGCTTGGCTTGGTGTCAATGACGCTGCTGTATGTAAACCAGACAACTGGGGTCGTGCGAATTATTTAGCTACACTAATCACCAACACAGGAACATTTGCTATTAAGTATTATCCTAAAGTTGGTTTGACATACGTAGATAGAACTATCGCAGATAGCTATTGTACATATTCAACGATGTTAAACGGCGAGATTAACACTCAGTTCATTAAAACAGCGCCAGTGTTTAAGCAACTAAGAAAAAGGTTTTCTACAGGTCAAATGCGGTTTGCTGACACTGGCTGTAAGAACGCCATTATAGCATTATTCATTTAGACCCTCGAAAGAGGGTCTTTTTATATAAAAAATTTAATTAAAAAATTGATATAACAACACTGTTTCCGCAGGT